AGGTATTCCAGCCATCATATCAAAACCCTTCAACTCTAAATGAGCACCAAGTATAGATGCTTCACACTTTTGAGCCCATTCGGTATATTCTTTATAGTTACTATTATTAATCCATGGGATAACTGCTACCTTTAAACCATCATAATCTAATACTGTAGGTTTCATACATATATTAACATTAGATGTAAAGTAACCAAGTAACTCTTTTAGAGAACATAACTCATTTGTATTTTTATAATATACATCGTGATTACCTGGAATAATATCCATAGTCATACCATATTGTTTAAGTGGTTCTAGGAAATGTTTACGATTAGTATTCAGTGCTTTAAAGTTTACAAACTTACGATGTTCATAGTAATCACCTAAGTGTAATACATTTTTAATACCATGTTCTTGACAATACGGAAAAAATACTTCAGTATAAAATCTACCTTGGTATTCTAAAAATATATCAGATGAATTCCTAACACCACAATGTGTATCGTTTAATATTGCTACTTTCATAAACCTAACCTAGCTTTTCTCATCGCTCGTCTGTACTTTAAAGCCATCTCACGATAATATTGTTTTACATATGCTCTTTTAGCTTTACGTTTAATTTCTTTTGCAAAGAGTTTCTTTCGCCTTTTCTCTGCTCTTAATAATTGTTTAGTGCTTAATTTTTTCATTACATAAATAACTCTAATTTTTCTTTTTTCTTTTCTTCTTTTTTAAATACCTTAATAGCTTCGTCCTTAGTTCTTACTTGACTAATTCTTTGTCTTAAAGTATCTACATAAGCCATAGTCTCTTGAGCTCCTGCATCGTCCATACCCATTTGAGTAAAGTCTTCAATACCCATTTTCTCAATAAACTTAAACTTGATATCTTGTTGTCTTTTCTCTTTAGTAATTCTTCTGATAAAAGCAAAATAACAAATTTGTGTAAAATACGAGAATGCATTTGGTTTACCTGTTCTTGTAGCTGTTTCGATTTTATAATTACCGATAGCTCTTAAACAGTTTTCTACTGCATCCATGACCATTTCTTCACGATAAGTATACCTCACGAAGTTCGGTCTGTGGGACAGTCCTTCTGCAATTTTGATAAAACATCTTGCGATATAATCAGTAACCTTTGGTATATCGTCTTCATTAGAACGAGCTTCTTGAACTAACAATGCATAATCGTACACTGCTTGAGAAAACTCTTTATTGTTTACATAATGTGCTTTATTCTTAGCCATTATAATTCCTCCATAATAGATTATATTATACCACAGTTTTGACTAAATGTAAATAGTAAATTCTTTAGTTTATTTTCACTTTAGCTATTTACACATGTGAAAAAGTATGGTATAATAATATAGATATCCGGAGGAGGGGAGTATATACAATTTAATGTATTGTCTCAGGAACATCAGGATCAATGTCCACACCGTCGTCCGAATACTTTTCAATCAACTGTTGTTCATACTCTTCAAGTATTTCCTGTTCAGAACGCTGTTTCTCGGGAACTGATTGTTGAGCGGACAGAGCCAACTTAACATAACTTTCCTTAGCCTTATCTGAAATAGGAACATGCTGAACAACATGACCTTTTAATATTTTAAACACTTTAGCATCTGAGAATGGAAACCAAGGAGAGAACTGATAAGACCCAAGTATATTAGATGATACTACTAATGGTCTTTCCAGAATCCAATTGTTGTCGTTTTTCACTGATACTAGTGCGACAATCTCATCTCCATTAACGAGTTTAAAATGTCTGATATTTAAAGATTGAATACTTTCCATATATTATTATTTATAACTTATAATCGAATAATTTGTAATTAAACTTTTCTTTACTGTATATTTTAATTCTTTCTGCTGCGTGTTGTAATGTATAATTCTTTTTCGATTTCCAGTGTAAATCATCTGCGATATCGTATACAGTAGTATTTATGCCATCACCACTCTTTCTTAATCCTCTTCCGATGCTTTGGAGAACCCTAATTTGAGACTTACTTGGTGAAGCAAATATAATGTTGTGTAAACGCTTAATATTAATACCTGTAGAAAAAGTACCCATGGAAGCAACAATAACGGCGTCTTTTTGGGTCTCGGTAATCTCACGGATTTGTTCTCTCGTGTCGACATCTGTTTCTCCTGATACGTAAAATAATTTTCTATTACTATTTATTCTTTTCTGTAATAGAGAGTGCAATGGTTTGCCATGTTTTTCTACATATTGAAATAATATTAATGTATTACCATTCTTGCATGTTTCATTAGCTAAGTTACATATAAACTCATTTCTCTCTTCGTATTTAACGATGAAGTCAAGCTCATCTTGGTATTTTAAACCTGATACTATTTTACATATCTCATCACTATATTTTAATAAACATATTTTAATATTTAATTGTGATAAATCATTATTATCAATAAGCTCTTTAGTTGTGGTTACCTGATACACTGGACCAAACAATCCTTCTAACACCAACTGATGTGTTTGTGAACCGTCAAGTGTTCCTGTTGTACCTATTCTATATTGTGCTTCTGTACACTTTTCCATTATAGATGTTAATGATTTAGCTTTAAAATTGTGGGCCTCGTCACCAAGTACCATACCAAAATCTAAAAACCAATGACCTGGTAATTTATATATTGATTGCCATGTACTTATTAATACTCTTTGTTTTAAACCAAATTTTTCTTTACCTGAATATATCCTATGACAATTTTTTGATACATCCCAACTATCCTTTTCTGAATAATCAGCAAAATCAGAATACATCTGCTCTACTAAAGATGTAGTAGGTACAATAATTAATATATTTTGATTATAATGTTCTAAAAAGTATCTAACTGCTAAATATATGATTAAACTCTTACCAGAAGCGGTTGGCGACAATAATAAAGACTTATTGTGTGATAAACACTGCGAGAGTGCATCTAATTGGTAATCCCTAGGGGTTATATCACTACCTTTCACAGAAAGGACTATTTGGGATAAAAAGGAATTTATGTCATGTGTAACTAATTGATTTACGGTACTATATTTTTCACTCTCTTCCTCATTTAAGGTATAATTTCTTATTGTGCAAAACTCCTGTAAGTATTTATGTAACCCACAGTATAGAGTTTTCTTTCTCATATCGTATAGACGTATTTTGCCATCCCACATACGATTACGATATGCTGGCATAAATTTATAACCAGGTACAAAAAAACAAAAGTGTTCTGATAGCTCTTTTTCTATTGAAGGTTCGCATTGAACATGCATGAAGACTTCATTCTTCTTTTTGATAGTAATGGATTCCATGATTAGATTCCGCTAGTGAATTTTCTCCATTCAATCATGTTTTTAATATTTTGATGTCGCCATTTGATATTCTCCATTATTTCTTTGAGAGTATCGCATGTCTCTTTAAGGTAATCGATTTTACCTTGTGCTTCTTGTATTACTGGGTCTGAATCATAATAATAATTCATATCACCTTTTAATACTGTAAGACCATTTAAAGGGTCATAATCCCAACCTTTATCATCAATTTCTTCTTGTGTTAACTTGCCGTTATAATGTAGCCATTTGTCTTTAATTAGCACTTTAAATTCAGCTTCAGCTCTTTTCAGCTTCATCTTGTGAACAGAATAGATTTCTAAATATTTGGAATGTAATTTTGCGGATTGCCTAGAAGATTCATCAAGATTCATTTCATCTATCTCAGAGTCTTCTTTCCACATTTCTAAGATTTGTTGCAAATTATTCATATTATAATATTATACCATAGTTTAGTAAAAATGTAAATAGTTTTATTTAATTTCGAAGTAGTTATATGAGAATGTGATATCTACTTGAACGAATTCAACATCTGTTGTTTGTGTATTAAACTCTACACCTGTTATACCTGTTGGGAATAATCCTTTAAATTCTATTTGCTTATTTACATTATTGTGTGAGCTCAATATCATTAACGTACCATCTTCTTTATGGTCTTCAGCGGTTCCAGTTTGTAATATTGTGTTTATCCAATTAAATGTTTCAATATAGTTTTCCATATTTTCAGTAACATTTATACGAAGTGTTAAATCTTCAAACTGTAGCTTATCACCTGTTGCTGATAAATTAACACCTTTAAATGGTACAGGTACAGATGGTAAATTTACAGAAGGTAATGAAGCGGCTATACAAAAATACTCAATATTGGCATACCTACCACTATTGATTTTAAATTGGAATCCAACTGGACTCAAAAAGTTTTTATTTGTTGTTAATGTACTCATACTATTATTTATACATAAAAAAAGAGGGTTCCGAAGAACCCCCTTAAAAAATAGTTATAAACTATCCTTATTCCATGATTCCATCAACTCTGAAGATTCTGTAATATTGGTTCTCTCTGTTATTACCAGTAGTACCATCAACGGCTACGAATGGGTTAGCAATCATACCGTATCTTGTTTTGAATCCGATTCTTGGTTGGAAATCTTGCTCACCCACTGCTTTAACCATTGTTAAAGGCACGTATGGGCAATAGAACATACCAGCATCGTATGGGTTAGTACCTCTGTAACCTACACATACGAAATCGCCTGTTGCATAAGGATCAATATAAACTTTTACTCTGCCGTTAAGAACACCAGCAAATGTATTACCTGTGTCATCAACATTTAAGTTAGCACTTAAAGCAGGAGTATAGTCTAATAGACCAGCTGCAGCAAGAGCAGATGCTACGTCTGAAGAACAGATGATAAAGTTACCTTTACCTCTTCTTGTTTCTTTAGCAATAACATTAGCTTCTCTTTCGATTTGCATGATAAGACCTTTGAACTTCTCAACCATCCATCTGCCGTCTGAATCAGTTTCAACATCAAAAGCACCTTTTACAGTAACGTTTGATTGTCTAGCACCGATTTTAGCTTTAGTTAAGATTGTTCTAACAAGCTCTCTATTGATTTCTGCAAGAATTTCAGCAGAAAGAATGTTAGCAAGTTCGCCTTCAGCATCCAATCCATGGATAGCTTTAAGATCTTGTGCAAGTTCCATTGTGTACTCAGCTTTTAAAGCTCTTGACTTAGCTGTAACAGTTGATTTCTCGATTGAGAATGCCATTTCAGCAAATGCGTCACCAGTATTACCTAGTGCTTCAGCAGTAGCTGTTGCCATACCAGTACCGAATCCTGATACTGTATCTGTTTCGTCAAAAATTCCATCATTACTGTCGGAATCTGTTACACCTACTAATCCTGTAGGATCAGCTTCGTGAGTACCAGCACCTGAGAAGTCAGTATCAGCTTCATTAAATAAAGCTTCAGTACCACCTTGAGTGCTGTATTTTGATTTCATTGCAAAGATAAGTCCTGTTGGACCACTCATTGGCTGAACGCCAGCGATATCATAAGCAATTAAGTTAGGCATTGCTCTTCTAACTAAAG